CTACCCCTTTATACTTTACCTTAGGAGTGCTCTCTTCAAATAGATAACCCAATCCTTTAGAGGTGTAATACTTGTGCTCTTTAGCAGTCTCTTCTGTTACTGTAAAGCTGGTCTCATAATTACCATTATACATAGTAATAAATTTTCCTAGGTGTTCAGTTTTTGTCTTCATACTGTATTAAAATTAAAAAAGTGTAATAAAAAGCTACCCATAAACCTGCTGCCCTACTAGCCCATACCCAATCAAGTGTAAACAAAGCAAGAGCACAGCTCATGGCTGTAAGTAATGACAAGGTACTAATAAACTGACTCCACTTCATACCTATATTGTAATTTGTTTAAGTTTTGTTTTAATTCTTTTATCAGGTAGTAAGCTGAGGTGTGAGTTATACCAAAATAGGTAGCCAGTGCTCTGCTTGTTATGTACCCCTTATCAATGTATGCCTCAAATACTATCCTTTGCACCTGGTCCACTATCTCTGATCTATATATCTCTATCACTCCCTTCTGAAAAGAATACCTCCTATCCTCTTTTAGTTTTATCATTAAATCATCATCCTCCATTCTATCAGGTGAGCTATCAATCACAGCTGTTACCTTATCATCTTTATGGCTTTTAGATGTGGACCATAGCACCTGGTACTTAATAGTGTTTAGCAGGTATGCTTTTATCTTATCCTCATCATTAGTAGTATCATTGATGGTAAGAACGTGCAGGTAACTATTGTTGATGACAGTATCTGCGTCTAAATATAATCCCATCTTTGATAGAAAGTAGGTAGTGTATGCCCTTACTTCAGGGTAAGCCCTACTAATGTAGTTGTCTAAGGCTTTTTTCATACCAAATCATAAAATCTTTATACCAAATCCTCCTCCTAACAGATGCACAGAAGCACTCTCTAGGTTGCAGCCCATCATACTTTGTTCTAATCTTTAATAAAGCTACACAGCTGTGCTTAGAGTACCTGATATTCTCAGGTAGTAAATCTATTTCAGCTATAAGATCTATCTCAGTTTGTTCAAACATTCGTCTAGTATAAAAGCAAGCAGTGCAGCCTGACAAGCCAGGATAAAATCAAAGGTAAAAAGTAAAGTAAGCCAAAAAGCCACACATTTAATACATCCTAGTGCAGAGTGTATATGTATGGCTATTGGGTACTTTGTGTTATACTTAAAAAAGTAGTCTAAGGTTGCCTGTATTGGTTCAAAATTAACAAACCACCAAGCTAAAGGTATAAGAGCTAGTAATATCATAGCTCAAATATAGTAAATTAATTAGAATGGCAAATCATCATCCTCTAATGGGAATGGTACAGCTGGTGCAGATAGTGCTGGCTTAACATAAGGCTCTTGAAATGTAGCACTAAAATACTTCATACCTGTCTTACTTTCTTTTAACCATAGTGCTACCTCCATATCAGCACCATTAACATTTACCTTACCCTTGTAATCAGGTTGAGTTTCTGCTGTCTTTTTATCATTTTTAAAGATAGCTCCTGTGTTGTTTTTAGTTTCCATTGTTTATTACTGTTTTAAATTGTTAATAACTATTTTAAATACTTCATAGGCTTCTAGTTCAGCCCATGTTATTATCTCCTCCTCCATAAATAGATCCTCCTCAAATCTATCAATGCTCTGGTGCATTAGTTCATGCATGATTAATCCAAAGGTATGTATCTGATCTGTGCACCTGGTTAAGTTAATGAATACATATTTGTGAAGGGTGCCAGGTATAAAGTTACACCACCCTGCGAAGTATGCATCTTGTGCATTATTATCGTAAAGCTCACAAGCCACCTTATTAAGCCCATGCATTTCTGTTACGTTGTAGTAATGAAATATCTCACATGGGTTGTAAGATAATAGCAGCTCATAACCATCCCTTTTGTAGCTCTTCATAACTTAGTAAATAAGTACATGATAGTACAATACCACCCCCACACTATGGCAGGGGCTAGTAGTATTGATAGTAGGAAAATCATACAATAAGGTCCTCTTGCGGCCATTGTATCCTTTCACCATACACCTCATTAGCTAATATCTCAGCCATCTGTACAGCCTCTTTAGCTATCCATAGCTTAGATGTTTTAGAGTTCTCTATCATTAGAGCGTTCATAGCAGCTATAGCTGCCTCATGTTCAAATTGCATTCTGTTCATAGTTGTGTTATTAATTGGTTAAAATAATCTCTACATTGTTCTACTCTTAATTTAATCTGTTCTATCACCTCCTCATCTCTTTGTATTACAAAGGTCTTTACTCTTTTAGCATCAGGTATGTGGTCGAAGCTGTGCTGTTTTTGTACCTGGTCCCTTAAGTCTAGGTTCTCCTCCATTAGCCCTAACTTGTAATGAGCACTCTTTACCTCCTGCTCTACTATGGCATGTGGTGTATTGGTTAGGCAGTAGCATAGTAGTGCCTCTTGCTTATCACATAAAAACATATACCCTTGAAGCTGATAGTAGTACTCTTTGTTAGGGCACTCAGTATCAAACCAGGGGAACGTGCTGCCACTCCATGAATTTTTAACATCTATTAGCACCTGGTCTGTAATTACATCGGGAGTACCTGTTAGCCACTCATTACTAAAGTTCTCGTCATTTTTAAACAGGAAGCCTTTATCAATTACATCCATTACAAAGCTGAGGCACATATCCTCACACTCATTACCCTTGTCAGTATACTTACTAGTAAACTCTTTTCTGATACCATAAACGTGTGCCAGGGCTAGACCCTGGATATACGTCTTAGTTGTTTGTGATAGCACCTCCCCTTTAGTTTTAGAAGAGGTCATTATCTTACCTATAGCTGAGCATCTAATTTTCATATTACAGGTATTAATAACAATGCTTTCTCTTGAGTTTCTGTAAGGTCAAAGCTATCCTTTAGTTTCTCTATGGTAAATTTACCATCTGCTATAGTCTTAACAGCCTCAGCAAATCTCTTTGCATCTATCTTAGGCTTTGCAGTTGTTGCTATGTGGCCATCATCATCAGTTGCCTGTAAAGTTAGTAGGCTCTGAATAGTGTACCTTCTAAAGTAAGAAATTTGACTACCCTGTTTTTGTGCATCTAAGGTTAAATCCAGTGCCATACAGCTACTGATAGAAAAGCCAGTGTATATACAAACAAGCTGAGTACAAACACTACCACCATCTATAGGCTGTAGCAAAAGTAGATCATGCTGTAATAAGATAGGTTCAACAGCTTCTAGGATACTATTGATATCTGCATAAGATTTCTTAAAGTGGGGGTTAGTAGCATTCTTATGTACTTTACCGATTAGTTGCTTTGCCTTGTGAAGGCGAACATAGAAGGGAGCAGGCTGCTGCTCAACCTCCTGAGGCTTTACAGCCTTTGTAGTTGTTTTTTCCATTGGGTTAGTTATTAATTGTTTACAAATTTAAGCAAAAGTTATCATACCACAAAATAAAATCATCAAAAGTTTTAGAGATAATATAGATACCCCCTGCAGCTTCTATCATCTGTTGATATTCCTTCTGCACCACTGACTGCTTATCCTTGCCTATCTTTACTTCTATCTTTACAGATCTACCATAAATAGTAGCAGAGATATCTGCAGATCCTGGGGTGCCTGTGCCCTTGGTCCACTGCCCTGCAGTCTTAGTGCCATCGGTTCTATAGCTTTGCCTAAATACTCCCATTGTATTAATTCTTTCAGCTTGGTGCTGTGAGTAGTTTAGAAAGTCTTTGATACATTTAGTCAAGCCATTAGCTGTAGCATCACTGTACTTAGTTAGTGGTATGATGTGCCCTGGTGCTGATGGGTACCTGTAGCTCATGTACTTAATTTCTAGATCCTTTAGTCTAGCTTTGTTGTCTTTGTTCATTTTCTATGTTTATGTATACGGTTAAAGTGACAATCTCTACATACTGATAACAATTCATACATTAACTCATCACCTATATTCTCATAAGTTATATGGTGTACATCATGAGCTGGTGCTTCTAAACAAGCTTGGCAAAGATTATTATCTCTTTTTAATACTTTTAACCTTATTGCCTTCCATTTATCAGATTTGATATATTCATTATAAAACTCTGTTCTATTAGCCTTTTCTAGTTGTTTATTTGCTTCTCTTTTAAATGTATAATATGCATTATAGTTTTCATATGTAGAACTCTTTTTATTTAATAATTCTAAATCATATTTGTTAATTTCTCCTAGATTTATTTTTTCTTTAAGATTAGGTACTGTATCATGTTTTAAGCTGCTACCACCTCCATGTCTTTTACCACATTGAGTACATTGATTAAATAAACTTATTCTACCACTTTCACCTATATGATATCTATACTCCCATTTGTGTTCCCACTCACAATTATAACCATCTGTTTCTCTAACCCAAGCGTCCCAAGTTAATATATGATCAAACGTATCAAAGATCCACTGACTACTTTCATTCATTACATAATTTTCCATAGTTATATATTATTTGCTGTTTCATTTATTCCATCCCAAAGATCCTGTATATCTTCTTTTTTTTCAGGTATTATATAAGATAGCTTAGTGCTACCACCATTCCTATTATCAGCAGGCTCATATCCTTTATATTCGCACCACTTTCTAAAATTAATGGTTATCTTATTCTGTGTAGTGTAGCTTTTCTTTTCAGGGTAGCGACTATTAAAGCTATCAAAGAGCTCCTCTTTAACTGAGTAGAAAGTATTAGCCTTAAGATCCTCAAAAAAGAAATACATCTCAGCACTGATATCATCTAGTATCTTTCTATATTCTAAGTTCTTAGTAGGCATTGCTATAAGTCCTTTGTTAAGATAGATCTGTATGCACTCTTGACAATAGTTGTCAAATTTTGACCATTCATGATCATCCCAATCATTAAAAAGCTCATGGCCAAATAGATCTACAGGAGTAAATTTATCACTAAAAGTATTTGCCATCTCTACCTCATACTTTCTAGCATTAAATGAAGCACTGTTACCTGAAATGGTGTAGTTAGTTGTAATGATTATCTTAGGGCTGTTGGTTACATCCAGCTTAATGCTATCCTTACCTTTGTACTCAATAGTGATACCTTCTGTAATTACACTAAATAAGTTCTCAAAGTTAAATCTCTTTTTAACATCATCGAATACAAGTATTTGACAATCAGTACTTACATTTTGGTAGGGAAATTTATCCTGAAAATCAAATAGCTTACCATCTAAGCTCTGCACCTTTTTAAGATGGCCCATTGCATTCCAAAACAATCCCTTTCCACTTCTACCATTAGGTACATCACTAATTGCCTCATCATTAAAGATAATTGCTTTGTTGTTACTTCTATCCTTATAGCTGTGCAGAAGGTAACCAATAACAGTCTGAAATGCTTTGTACTTATCTCTATCCTTTCCCGATATATTCCATATAAAAGTGCGAAATTCAGACTTATGGTGATCTACTTTTACAAAATCTCTACTGATTACCTGGTCTCTCCATATAGATAGATCCATATCAGAATAAGATAGTATTTCTTTTTGGGTTTCTGTAATCTTAACTATGCAATTTGTGTAAAATAAGTAAGCACATTCCTTTGTATCTTTCAGCAGGGATATATCTCTATTTTTTAGGATCCCTAGAAATTCACGTTTAAAAAACTTAAGGTTACCACTCATAAGATTATATACTCCCTCAGGCTTATTATTACTCTCAATGTAATCTAGCACAAAATCCTTTACATCCTTCTCAAATACCTGGTTTAAAAATATGCCTTCCTTTTTAATCATCTGAAAAGTGCCATTAGGCTCAGGGCTATTCTTAAAAAAGTCATTATTATTAAGGAAGTTTTTAAATTTAAAGTTGTTAAGTATATAAGCTCCATTTTGTGTAGTACTCCAAAAATCATCATTAGTCATATTGTACCTTACATTCAAATCTTCCTTTGCTTGCTTCCAATTATTTTCATGCTTTATTAAAGTAAAGATGTTAAATGGAGAGTAGCTTTGCTTTGCCTTAAATGGATGTATTGAGCTGCCATCTTCACTAAAAATATAGAACATACTTTTCTGATGGCCAAAGGTAGCAGAGAAGCCATCCTTAATATCTTTGTTAGGCCTGGTCCAATACTCGGAACCATCTGCTCTAGTCTTACAAAACTGCCAACCTATCCCTCTCAATAGATCCTTTGCCTCCTCTTCACATTCTAAGTTATACTTTCCATCAGGCGTTGTAAGCTTCCATGTCTCTGCCCACTTTTTATCAGTAGTATTTTTGTGAGGTAGGCTAACTGTGTGGTGCTTATTATAGGACTTAATAAAATCAAATAGATTATCAATATCATCCTCATAGTAAGCTAATTTAATGTAATCATTACCAATAGTATGTACATATCCTGCCGATGGATAGCAGGCAGCATACTGTCCATGGCCTCTAAGTTCCACCATTGTAGATCCTGTACTATATTTAGCAAACACCTGGCCTGTAATCTTATCTTTACTTCTGAAATATACATGATATCCACCACCTGCAGTAGTGTAGCAGGATAATATGCCTTGCTTTATTAGATGTGTTATAAATGGTACAGTAATAAAATCATTATATATTTCACTTATATTCTCTTCGTTATGAGCATCAAAATCAATACAGTAAAATTGACTAACTAATCCACAAGCTATCCCTATTTTTTGAGCATTAGCAAATCTGCTTTCTATATTATCAATAGGCTCATATAAAAACTTGTGCCCTGCTTCTAGCATAGGTGCTTTATTATCTTTAAGAGGTAAGGGGTTAAGTCCTTCACTTTGTAGCTCATTAGCAAAATCAATTAAGTTCATATTTTATGTATGTTAAAGAGAGCCCCCGCCGATAAATCACCCTATGATAGAATGGCAGGGGTTTAAACTCTCAAATGTTTTTTGTAATCAGGGTGATTATCTTGACAAATATATATATTAATTCAATACTGATACAAATAGTGCAATCTTTTTTTATTAACAATCAACTTTGCACCCCACTTTGCACACCTTCCCCTAGTACTGGCGTGGCTTTGTGCAAACTTTGACTTTTTTTTTACTTTTTTTTTTCTCAAGTGGTAGTACATTATATATAGGATAGGGCCTTTTTTCCAAAACTTTGCACTTTTGCCTTTAAGTCTTTGATAATCAATACCATTTTTTGTGCAATGTTCTGTGCAATCTTTGTAGTGCTATTTTCACTTTGCACATTTAGTAGTAATTGCATCTAATCTGCTCTTTAAGTTTTTCTAATTTCTCAATGGTATATATCTCTAATATCCTTTGTTTTAGTGGCTTATAGTACTGTGGTAGTACAAATGTTTCCCTTAGGTCCCTGGTGTGAAGCATGTAAGCAGGATCTTTGTAAGCCATGTAATCCTCATGCTTTTTAATTCCATTCAAAACAGTACAGTGGCTTTGATTAAACAGTCTACCAATTTGTGATAAGGTCATACCATCTTTTTTAAGCACATTATATAGGTAATATCTTTTATAGATCATGTGCATATATCTACCCTTTTGTTTTAAGTCATGTTTTTCTATAACATATTGCACCTCTTCTAGTCTACTCATGATAGTAGTTTAGGGTTTACTGATTTAAACAGCTCACTCTGGCTGTCTATCAATCCTACTGCATTGATATAGTCTATCTCCACCTTTGCACTGGCTATGATGGTAGATGATAGCTGAGCTATTGCTTTAGCCTTATCCACTTCACTAGCTACCTGCTCACTTGTTAGCCCCTCATCTGCTAATCTTTCTAATGCCATAAAGATATGATCTCTTAGATCACTTAATTTGTTGTTTGCCATTTGTTTTTGCTTTTAATTTATTGGTTAATTTAATTAGATCCCTAACCTCTGCAGGGTATCTGTGTATACTGTTCATTATTGCCATTTCTCCCCTGGTCTTTACTTGTAAATTGCTTAGCTCACAATTCATAAAGTTCCCATCTATAAAATTGATTACACATCCTTTTGGTATCTCACCATAAGCTTGCATCCATACCTGCCTCTGCAGGAGTTCCCAATGACTATCTTTAATTTTGATATATTGGTACAGTCTACCTGTTTTATCTGCTCTATTGTGGATGGTTCCAACCGGTTGGGTGTTAGCTGGCTTGTTACCTTTCTTATACATGGTAGGTTTTACCTTCTCATATAGTTCTGCAGCCATCTTTACCCCTTTGTTTTTTGGGATATGCCCTGGCTTAAATTGGAAGGCCTCACCACTTCTCATCCCTGCTTTGTATCTACCACTTGCTGCAGTCT